AATCTCGGTGCGGAATCTAGTACATCCTCGTATTTCGTGGCAAATATATCAGGTTCGTTCTTTGATTTACCTGGAACATCTAGCGACTTCGTATATTATACGGCGAAATGGTGCTCTATATTGGGAGACAACTCGCTGGAAGGTAAAATATACTTGAATAGGCCGGCGACCTACAACGATTCCAATAGTGCCGTTCTATCATCGTCGTGGAACGCACAAGAAATATGGCAACTCGGGACGCCTTACGAACCTGCGGAGTATTCTATAATAAACATTTTCAATAATAATAATGTAGGCATTGGCACTACGAATCCAGTATCTAAATTGGACGTGAATGGCACAATTAATGCTACCAATTATTCCACTATAAGTGATAGGCGGTATAAAAAGGATATTAAGGCGGTTGATAGTTCGCTTGAGATAATTAATAGGTTAGACCCAGTATCCTACTTGACAATAGAGCAGGATGAAGGGGGTAAAAGGAACTACGGGTTTATCGCCCAAGATTTATATAATCTAATACCAGAGGCGGTTAATGTGCCTCTTAATGATAAAAATAATTATACGATAGAGTATATGTCGCTCATCCCGCTATTAACGAAGTCAATCCAGGAATTGACTGACAAAATAAATAGACAGCAGGCGACCATAGACTACTTGTCTTCACGACTTCTGGACTAATAGGAAATCCTAGGAATACCTAGGATTTCCTAGGTATTCCTATTAGTTATTTTTATTATATCTAATATTTATTATATCTAATATTATTATAATAAATATTATAAAGTAGAATGAACGAAGATATTAGACACGACTTCAAGATGTCTCATAACTTGGGATATAAAATAGAGAAGCTCCTATCAAAGACAGAGGCGCTAGTATTGTTATGTAGTAAAGCTAGCGGTTATTGGTCTATGATTAAGTTCGCTTTTAATATACCGCTAGTTCTTACGTCGTCTGCGATGTGTATCATTAACAGTATTAGCGAGGATGCGAACGAAGTCAAGATACCAAATATCGTGGTGAACGCAATAAGTGTGCTTATTATGTCGCTTAATAACAGCATAAAGGCCAGTGAGAAATGCGATTTATTCCGCAGATTAGGGCAACAATTCCTATTATTAGCGGGACAAATTGAGAACGATGATGAAATCACTGATAATGAGTTTAGTTTATTGGCATTAAAATACGAGAATCTCATAAATGATATATTATTTGAGGAGATACCCAATAGATACAAATTACAAGTGGTTGAAAGTTTCAAAGATAGGCATCTGCCGCTTCAACTGAATGGTACCATTGGGAATAACAACAATTTTAAGAGACCCGTTTCCGCCAATTCTGCTGAAATTGTGATACAAAAAAATAGTGCGATTACTACCCTCCCCACAATTTAATCTCAAATATCGTTATCATCATCGTTGTCGTCATATATATCATCGCTGTTATAATCGTCGTCTTTGGCATCGTTTTTATAAGCGGCGCCTATGTCCCCGTCATCTATGTCGGCTCCGCCAGCTCCGGCTCCAGCTCTACCGTTCCTTACTGTGCGACCGCCAGCTCCGCCTCCGTCATCATCATCATCTCCTTCGCCTCCGCCGGCACCGTCCCCATCATCGTCATCGTCTTCATCATCACTAGCATTTTTGGTTTTACGCGGGTCATTTAATATACCAGCTGCTTTAGCTTGTCTGCGAATATCATTTTCTTCAACATCCAAATCTTCATTTTCCTTCAGCTTCCTATTCTTATATTCTTCGCGTTTTTTATTAATAAAGCTTTCAATCTCTTCGGGAGTTAAGAATCTATTGTATTTACCTCCTAAATAATCTTTTAAATATTCATTGAGTTTTTCGGCGTTATATGCGACGAAGTCTTTCGGGATATTTTCAATACCAGATAAATCAGGGTAATTGAATGAATTACTTATGATTAATAGATTACACATTCTTATTAAGTCAGCATCATCGGTATTATAATTTTTATTTAGATTAAAGAGATTCTTTGACATCTTTCGTATATCTTTAATCGCCTTCATAATCTTCGTCTTCAATAGCTCGTTGTCCTTGTATTTGGAAGATGAATTGACATTGGTATATAATATTTTACAGATGTTGAGTAAAATCTCCTTGTAATTAATATAGTCGCACTTTAAGAAGTCGGCACTTAAATTATTTTTACTATTTATAAGTCTCTTGATATTATTGGTTATTACTAGATTGATAGCGTCCTTATCGTAATTTATTATGTTGTCTATTGAATGATTCGGTAATAGGTCGGTTTTATCCCGCATACTTTCTAACCACCCATCAACGCTGTACTTTTTAATATTATAAGTATAGGGTTTTTTAAATATATACCGAACATGCTTATTCTTTTCCTTCAGTTCCTTAACATATATATCGTCGTCACTAGCGTCACTGGCGTCACTGGCGTCACTGGCGTCACTGGCGTCACTAGCGTAATCGTCCTTCCGTCCCTTCGCCGCTCTCGCTTTCTTATTAATCTTTGGAGGCGTGAATCGTATATCTCTCGTTTTGGAGATTAGACGGTCTTTAGAATACTGCTCTTTTAATTTAATTATCTCGCCATTGTCACTAGCAACAAAATCTGATATGTCATTAAAGTCAATATCTAGCTTACGAAGACAGCACCCTTGTATATATTTGTGTATCTTCTCATATTTTGAATTATTAGGCGTATATAGAAGTTTATCAATGTAATAGAGTTCGTCATCAGTGTATTTATACTTCTCAATAGAGCACTTGTTTTTATTCTCGGCACCCTTCTTATTGATAAGTTCGCTCAATACAGTAGCGTCGGTGTCGTTGTACTCATTCTCAAGTATATGTATCAACCCTTTGCGTAACTCTTTAATATTTATAATATATACGTTCTCATCATTGTATTTAAAGAAGTCGCTTATAATCTCTATGATATAATATAGCAGTCCTCGTGTATTGAGTTTATCTATATGATTAGGATTCAAATAGTTCATATTCAGCTGTACGCTACCTTTTAATATTTTCTCTTGCGTTCCTACGACCCAGAAGCATATCGTATTAAAGAATATAATATTAATCGTATCAATAACATCTTCATTCACCTTCTTCACTATTTCTGCCAGACGTTTATCAGCTTGTGACGCCTGTTTTGAGAGCTTGGCATATAATATGTGAATCGGGGTCAGTTCCGCATACTTCTTCGCATATTTCATAGCATCATCTATGTTATTTTTTTCAAACTCCTTCAAGTATTTTTCATATCGCAATGATACACTGCGATATTTTTTAAATAAATAGGCTGATATTTCATCATAGTCAATATCAATATTGGCGACATCGTTAATCTTCTTTGTCATCTCTAGAATTATTCTCAACATCTCAATAAACCCCTTCTCATTTTTAAAGTGAATATTTGCGATATATCTGTTTAAGTCGTAGTTATTAACCACGCTATTTCCTGCTCCGCCACCTCCGCCAGCTCCGCCACCGACGTTCCCTGCCCCCATATCAATATTAGCGACCCCCTTGTTATCGTCGTCAATAATATCGTCATCGTCATCAACGCCCTCGTAGTTATCTATGTCATTCCCGTCGCATATTGCCTTGTTCTCACGTCTTGATATCACATATTTTTTACCGTCCGTATCATACGCAAATATATGCTCGCGGGAATATATAAACTCTCTTTTAACCTTTTCACAATCCTCTTTAATATCGCCTATATTCTCCTTCGCCTCTAATATATCGTTAATGGTCGCGAGCGTATTATCAATCGCGATAGTTTTTATGGATAACTTGAGCTCCTCTAGCACATCCTCAATCGTTATAGAGTCCTCGTTAATCTGCTTTATTATGTCAAATAGGTTATAATTACGTAAGGGTACCACGTCGCTCTGTATTATATCTTCTTTGTATTTATGTATTATCTCCTTTGTTTTCTCAAGAAACGAGATGACTTGCGGAGATATATTGATAACCTTCAATACCTTTTCTATATTATCAAAAAAGGTCAGCTTCTTATTCGTTAGTTCGGGGCGTTTTACTTTGAAGGCGTCGTGCGTATTCTTTCGCTCCTTCTCGCCCTTTACGATATCATCCATATAGGCAGTTAGAACTTCTAAATCTTTCTCTGTAATGAAGTCCAGCGAATAGTCGTATTTCTTCAGTATGTTGTTGATATTACCATAGTCAAGGTAAAAACTCTCCCTGTTTTTCTCAATCTCGTCAATTGACATCCCGATATCAGGCCGTATATTCTTTATCAACTCATAAATATCCTTGTGATTCGTAGAAGTCCTATAGTTGGTATTAACGCTATTAAATAAATGCGATGCGATTTTAGCATACATATAATCGCACGTGGTTGTTGTGGGTATCTTGTAGAACGCCCCAATTACAGGAAGGCTTATGTCGTCACCGTCGTTAATATCATACACGTTCTCCACCTTGTCGGTGCTCGCACAATTAATGACGGGGTACTCTTTGACGATAGGGTAATATTTAGGGTAGTCAGTTCCCTTAAGTAGCGAGCTGGCGTCGGTAATTACGGTGGTCGTATTATGCGTAGGATGTAAGCGAATCTTTTGCGATTTTGAGTCATATGTGACGCAAAACTTCCGCTTGACAAACTCGTTAAGGTCGCTCTTGTTATTATATTGGCCTATGAAGTTGTAATAGGCGTCCTTTGTAGCGTCGTCCCAATATTTTTCTATTTCGCCTTCAACCGCGAAAATATAATTGGGATTCCCTTCAATCTTGCCATTTTTACTTTCACGATTTTTAAGTATCTCATAGAATAGACCTCTTACCAAATCAGCCTTCTTCCTATCTTTAAAAAAATTATATAAATTACTATATATATCCTCCTTATCCATAGCGATAAATGACGGATTGATTTTACTCATCTCTTCAAAAGAAAGAATCTCGGTATATTCAATGTCATCCAATTCCTCATCTATGTATTCTATATCTTTGAGAATGTCAGTATTCGTTGCCATTAGATTAGAACTATGTTTCTATTTACTACAATAATATATATTATTATTAGAAAAAATATAAAAAGGACTAGGACTGAAAGGACTAGAGGACGAGGACTAGAGGACGAGGACTAGATATTAGTATAAGTGTTAGGATTTTGGTATTACTATCCTATCCTATTTAATATTATCAATTGCGAACTTCGTCCAATCGTTTCTAATATTGGATAGTACTTCTATAATATTAGAACAGTTCTCTTCAAGGAACGTTGTGAATATTTTGGCGCCAGTTGCTGTCGCGCTCACATTTTCTAGTGATATGCGAAGAGTCATAATAGACTTTAGCGGATGCGGGCAAATATACCCGATATAAGTACATGCGATATTGTCTCTAAACTTGCCATTCTCTCTAATATACTTATTGTGAATATAGGATTGTATGATGTTACCTAGCGTGTCGTCTTCGCCCTCAATAATGAACTCGTAGGTTCCTTCAATATCTTGAAACCGCTCTATTTTCACCTTGTCTGATGACTCGCTATTCAATTCGTTTTTAAGAACCTCCAGCTTGTTGATAATGATGTCTAGGGATTTTGATACCAAGTATTTTGGGCCGATATTATGGTTAATGCTCTCTATATCAAACTTGAATCGCATAGGGTCGCCATATTTATTCTTGTAATACGAGCGTTCCTTGTCTAAAATGTTATTCTTTTTATCGGCTTCCTTTGGGTCTTGGATATACGAGAGGTTTGACAGGGACACTGGGTTAAACGACGCATTATCGCGACCTTTCCTTTTCACAACCTTCGCTTTAAAATGTAGGTGCTCGCCAGTCCTCAATCGTGTAATTAAGATATAGTCGTTGGATATCTTGTTTGCGGGAAAGATATCTTTGAGTTCCGCTTCGCTTATTTTAACAGCGCCACGAGTGGCTGTGATATCATTTGTAGTAACATTAATCGTCTTGTTCGTGGTATTCTTTACATTTAATTCAATATGTATGCTATTATCTACATAGCTATCTATCTCGTCTTCCTTGACACATATAGGAATGAGACCAATGCGATGAATGATAATCTCGTTGTGAAGAGCGCCGTTGTTTATTACGACATCAACGCTAGGGTCGTCATTCTCTAGCTTTTCCCCAACAATACCAGGAATCGGGATGTCCGTCAAAATGACTCTTCTAATCCCGTTTATAATTGCGAGGTCAATATTGTTAATCTCAAAGCTGTG